AGCCTTTAAGGTTATTAATTAACTTTAAGTGCTAAGCTCTTAAGTTTACTTAAAGTGTTTAAGGCTTTAAGACTGATGCCGAGCCCTTGAGGGGCTCGGTGCTAAGCTATCAGCACCTTAGCGCTAAGCCCTTAGGTCTTTAAGTCTTTGGTAGACTGATGGATGTAAGGGTGAAAGCCGCGTCAGCGGATTTCGGCCTTGCGTCCAGCTGGCTACCTGTCCAGCCTATCATACCCCACCTGGGATGAGTCAAACTGGTGGTTTTGGCTCTATAGGCGGGTTTGAGGGGTGTAAACGGGTGTTTTTGGTAGTAAAGGTCCAAAAATTAAACCTAAACTTTTCCTTAAATTTTCTTAGAGTCTTGTAACCTTTACAGGTGGTTCAGGCTGAAACCCCTAGTCAGAACGGGTTTCACTCCCGGACAGCTCTCACACCTTACCCCTGTGTCCTTTCCGAACACGCTAGGCCCATCAGTGCTGAGGGTGTTCCCTCAGGCTTTCGAGTACTCGTCGCTGAGGCTCCTCGTACTCTCAAGCCTTCCCTGATGGCGTGTACCCCTTTCAGGGCTGTGCCTGATGGGGCTGATGCCGAGCCCTTGAGGGGCTCGGTGCTAACTGCTAAGACCATCGGTGCTAAGCGCTAAGACCTTAAGGCTTGAAGGCTGATGCTCCCCCTCTTTCTTTTACCGTGTCCTTCTTCCCCCTTAGTATCCCACACTGTCCACATAGTTGAGGCTTAGCTAAGCAGGATAGGGGCTGATGGTCTGCGTCTGGATAGCGGATCACGTATCAGGCTCTGGGGGGCGTCTAGAATCGATCAGAATATGCTGGGGGTATAAACACCTAGCCCCCACCCTGCAAGGCGCTCTAATCCACCGAGTCACAGCTTTAAACGGCATTTCTGGGCTACACCCTCCACGCCAGATCGACCGAGTAGCCTTAAGGGTGTACACCACGCCAGGAGGATGTGATGCATCTCACACACCTAGATGATAGATCTTATGTCTCAGCTCGGCACCTTGACTCGCTAGATCATCTGCCACACCCGCTATCACCCAGACATGCCCCTGAGACGCCCTAGAAGGCCCCTAGGATCGATCAGCAGGGTCAACCCTGCATAATCCTACCCCCAGAAGATTTGAGACGCTGAGAGAGGCGGTAAATGCTTAAGTGACATCTGTCACACCCGACACACCCTCCATGAAACGCTCAATCCAAATGAGTGCAGCCTTGACTCCCGGTTGCAACCTACACACTCTAGAAACCACAACAACCCATACACCACCGAAAGGAGCACACACACCATGGATGGCACACTCATCACACCATCCTTCACCAGCCTCTACGGGCCCACAGAAGTCAATCCACTCCACCCCGCACACCTGGCAGGATGTGACATAGGCAACACCCACACGTCTATTATTTGCCGCCTGCACCGCGCCAAAGTCGAGGAAGCCATACGACTCATCCGGCCCATGTGGACTGTCACCCTCGACGGTGCCGTGTACGGACCCCAGGACTGGCAACCACTCACCCCAGATGAGACTGAGGAACTCCACGACATGATCGACACAATCGACGTCGACGCCATCATCGCCGAAGCCACACGATAAAACTATCAACCCACCACACGAGAAAAGGAATCATGATGCAGAAGATCGCCAACCACTTCACCCAGCTTTACAGCCCCGCCAGCTACGACTGCCCCACACCCTTCGACCTGACACGCCTCGAAAACATCTCCTGCGACCACATGGATTTTGAGGGCCTCGCCGAAGCCTACCGGCAGAGCGTAGAGACTGAACTCCACAAGCTACGCCCCAACACATTCATCGCCTCCGACGGCACCGTGTTCAGCCATGATGAGTGGAAGCCACTCACACAGACGGAGGCGACGCAACTCTACTGGAATGTGAGCCGCATCAACGTAGGCCATCTGCTCACCCTGTTCGCCCGATAAAACCCCTAGCCACACACCAAACGCTCACAATCGTTGAGCGCAGCCTTGACACAGGGCCCAGCCGCTGAAAGTATTGATCATGTCAGCAACGAACAACACCCCGGAAAGGGGACCACAGTCATGAACAAGAAAACAGGCTACACCATCGCCGGAATCACAGCCGCCATCATCGCCGCCGCCTCATTCATGCCAGCCCCAGACGACAACCCGCCACTCGCCTCACAACCCGCACCACAGGCCACCACAGCCAACACCGAATGGACCCCCAAAACCACCCAACAGCGCAAAGCCGAAAAGAAAGCACGGCAGGCAGCCGCAGAACAGTCACTGCGAGCCGAACAAGCCAAAACCCACAAGCAATCCCAAGCAAGGGGGGAAGAAACCGCCACCGGACTCACCATGATCACCGCCGCACACACCTGCAACCGCAAAGCCGAACAGCAAGCCGCCACGCAAGGCGTCAAATGGAACGGCAACCCCGACATCGACCTCCAACTCCACAAAATTATTGGTAAAGACACCTTCTCCATCGTCTACGGCGCCACCGTCCGCCAGCCGGGAGCATCCAAACTACCCGTCACCGTCCACTGCCTCGTCACCGGAACAGAAAGCTCACCGCACGTCACCGACCTCAACATCAACCCGCAACAGTAACCCGCCAAGGAGCATCCCCGCTATGCCTCTCCTCTCCCACTACGCTGTCACCACCGGACTCGCCGACACGGCACACATTATTCACCACACCGGCGGAACACTACGCACAGCCACCGATATTGCCTCCCGCATCAACACCCTCAACCCAGACATTAATCTCGACCACGAAATCCACCAACTGTTATCTATCGAAACCAACCTGTACAACATTTATAAAACCATCAACACCATTCTTCAGGAGCAAGCATGAACACACCCAACAACATTGAGCTACACAGCTACGAAACGTTCTTCACCACACTGGCATGGATACAGGGCGCCATCATCACATGGATGTACGCCACCGGCACCAGCCACAAGGCAGCCCTCGCCATCATCGCCGCATGCGCCCTCACCACCCTCCTAGGCGCCTCAACCCTCACCAACAATCCCCGAGACACTAAATGATCACAACACCCATACTTATTGCTGAAACCCTCGCCATCATCATCCTCGCCGTCGCACTCGCCCACAACCCCAACCAGTAACCCACACTCAAGGAGCACACACACCATGGATGAGCCCACTAGCATGTACACCGACCCCAACACCGGTGCCAAAAAAGAACTCAAACTTTGCAGGCTATCCCTCATCGACCCCGCAGCCTTACACGCCCTAGGCTCCGTGGCAGGCTACGGCGCCACCAAATACGGCGACAACAACTGGACCGGCGGCTATCCGTGGAGCCACAGTGTCGACGCCCTCTACAGGCACCTGTTATCATGGCAGCAAGGCAACAACCTCGACCACGAATCACATTTGCCGCATCTGGCCCATGCAGCCTGGCACTGCCTCGCACTCCTCGCCTACCAGCAACACAATGCCGGCCAAGACACCCGCAACCCATGGAATAAAAGCGACAAGTAATGCCTCTAGCACAAAAACCATCCACCATCGACCATCCAGGCCACATCTCCTACAGTTCACTCACCCAATGGGCTGAATGCGGAGAAAAATGGCGCCTCCAACACGGCTACCACGCCCAACACCACACCTGGTACGCCACCATCGCCGGAAGCGCCATACACCACATCACCGAACAATACGACCTACACCTGTACAATCCCGCCGAATACCCTGCCCTGCCAGACAAACTCTCATCCTTCAAAAACATTTTCGACACCCAAGTCGCCCTCGCCAAATCCGAAGGCACAGAAATCAAACCCTCCGGCAGAATATGCAAAAACATGTGCGAGTCGGGCGGGCCACACAAAAAAGACTACAATTGGTGGATGATGTACGGCCCCACCTTTGTGGACAGGTGGAAAACATGGAGGCGCAACCACCCAGAATACATCACCGCTGTTATTGACGGCCAGCCGGGCATCGAATACCCGGTAGAAACCACCCTCCAGGACGGCACCCAGATTGTTGGCTACATCGACCGCGTTTTCACCGACACCGACACTGGCGAAACCTTCATTTTGGACCTCAAAACCGGACGCCTACCCGCCGACAGTATGCAGCTGCACACCTACCGGTACATGCTCAACCAACACGGCATCCATGTCACGAAAGGCATGTTTTGGACACCCGCATCAACCAAAACAGACAAACAGTCCGCCAAGCAGGGAACGGCCACCGAACTGTACGATCTTGACAACAACACCTACCGGCATGTATCATCCATGTACAGTCAAGCAATGAAAGGAATCAGCGAAGGCATCTTCGTACCCCACGTCACAGCACTCTGTAAAGGATGCCCCGTCAGGGACGCCTGCTGGGCTGTCAACGGGAAAGACGCCTACAGGTACCCTATAGAAACCACCGTACAGCCACCCCAAACAGACAATAAAGAAAAGGACACCAAATGACCGACAACACAGACGACGACCGATTCACCGTCACACTCAAATACGGAGGCGACTACGCCGCCCCATGGACCGTCATCCGCGGAGACACCGCCGACCAGGTAAAGAAGACTATCATCGACCTGCTAGGCGGACTCAAAAACAGCTCCGCGGCAAGGAACTGGGACCTGGCAACACTGATCGCCACAGCATCCATCATCCTACAAGACCGATACAACCAGGCAGCCAAAGACTACGTAGACAACATTGCATCAGAAGGAAACAACACCATCATCGACAAAATCAACAATGCCACCAGCAAAGCACAGCTAGCCGACCTTCTAAAACAGTACAAAAAGATCATCACTAGTAACAGTGACGTGTCAGAGGCTTTCCGCAGCAAACGAAACAGCCTCACCCGATAAAACCAACAAACAAACCAACAAAACAGTAAAGGAAACAACAATGGGACTCGCAAACTACCGCAACAACAGCAACAGCACCTTCTTCAACCCCTCCCGAAACCAGGACGCCACCGCCATCGCCTTCAAAATCCGCGACGTAGAACACAACACCGAAGGCTACGGTGGACAGACCGCAGACCGCATCTACGCTGATGTCACAATCTTCCACACCCTAGACGACCTCAACAACGACACCCCAGAAACCATCCCAAACGCCATTATCGAGAAAGCACGCGGCAACAACGACCGCCCACACTCCATGATCCGCGACCTAGAAGCATACCTTGGCGAAGAGCAGGCCTTCAAACTCGCCACCGTACGCACCAAAAACGGCTTCAACGCGGTCGTGCTCAAACCCCTTGATGACGCCATCTACGATAAGGTTGCCGAATACGTAGACAAACGCGATAACGGCCAGCTAGACGACACCACAGCCCCTGCTGATGCTGACATCGACATCGACTCCATCTAACCACCAAAACATCATCCAACCGATAGACAGATAGATTAAGGCTCCGATGCTCTCTCTCCAACGATCCTTCGAGAGAGCCTCCCAAACCGCAGCCGAGCTGCCCCGCATACCACAACTAGAACCCCTCTACCGCAACCTGGACATGCACATTCACAAAGGGGATCTCGTCATGATCGCGGGGCGGTCCGGCAGCCAAAAATCCGGGCTAGCCATGTTCATCACAGCAATGCTCAACCAGCCCGCCCTCTACATATCAGGGGACATGACACCCTGGGAGGCCTCCACACGAATCATCTCACTCAACACCCAACACACCACCGCCCAGATACAACAAAACATCGACGACTACGGGCCAGAATACTATCGAGACAGCATCCACCACGGCCAACACATCACATTCTCATTCCAGTCACCCATCACCTGGACCGACATCACCATGGAGCTGCAAGCCTACATGGAAATGTGGAACACCTTCCCACCACTCATTGTTATCGACAATCTGATGGACATTCAAGACTGCGAGAGTGACTATCAGGCCCAGCAGGAAGCCATGCAATGGATCACAGCATTGGGTAGGGATACTGGCTCCACCATTATTGTCACACACCACGCAACCGACAAAACCGGCTCCGACATAGAACACCCCCCGGCTAGGCGGGAAATCAAAAACGGCCTCTCCGAAAAACCACAACTCATATTGGGAGTCTCCCTGTATGGTGGCGAGGATAACGGCAACGGGCTCACCATCCCCGCCGAGGCACGCATCGCCGTACTCAAACAGCGCACCGGCAAATCCAGCCCAGACGGAACACGATACGAAAGACTCAGAGCCTACCCCGAATACACATTCTTCGGGCCACTCGCCGAAAAACAGCCATGGAACATGACCACAACACACAAAGGACTATCATGTCGACACAACAGTCACGCAACCGCCGGGCCGGCGCAGAATGGGAAACACGACTCCTCCACCAGCTACGCGACACCGGCTATGATATAGAGCGCCTCCATCTCAACGGAAGGGAAGACGAAGGCGACCTCATCCTCACAACCGGCCACAAAACCTATGTGATCGAAGCCAAAGCCGGACAGCCACACCTCGCTGAATTCGTGAAACAAGCCAGCCGGGAGGCACGCAACTACGAAACACACCGAAACCGCGACAACCAGTCCACCATCGGACTCGTCATCATGAAACAGCGCAACAAACCCTGGAGCGAAGCCTATGTGGTATCAACCCTCAACGAGCTCCTCCCACACCTCTGACACCCGCCGCCTCCTCGACACCCACCAGATACGGTACAATCCGTCCAGGAACGAGCAACACATCCTCTGCCCGTTCCACGACGACCATCAGCCCTCCATGAGCATCAACCTCGACAAGGGCGTCTGGTACTGCCACACATGCGGCATCGGAGGCGGACTCGCCAAACTGAAACAACGATTAGAGAAAGAAAACCCGAATGTACGACAGCCTACAACCCTACAACATTGCGGAACGCCGCCGAATCCAGAAAGCCTCAGCCCTCTACGAAACCCACCTCGAAAACATACTCGACCTGCTCTCAGCAAGAGGCATCAGCGAAGAAACAGCCCGGCTCCACCACCTTGGATACATCGACAATGACCCCATCCCAGGCCACGAAGACTACAACCAGTGCATCACCATCCCATACATGTACCCCGTCTGGGGGGAGCCAGCCGAAATACGAAAAATGCGTTTCCGCTGCTCACTCCAGCATGATTGCAAAACCCACAACCACCCCAAATATCTAACCCCGGCCGGGGACACAGGCTCCATCTACAACATGGCAGCCATGGTCAACCCGGCAGCCGAAATGCACATTTGCGAAGGCGAATTCGACTCCATGATCCTCGAACAATGCGGATGGTCGGCCGTAGCCCTACCCGGGGCCACCTCGTGGCAAACTTTCTGGACCAAATTTTTTGAAGGCTACGACCGCATCTACATCTGGTCCGACCCCGACAAAGCAGGAGACCAGATGGCCCAAACCCTCCAGACGGCACTCCCCCAAGCCACCCGCGTGCCCCTCACCCTGGGGGATGTCACAGACACCTACCTGCAGGCCGGAAAAACAGGGTTGACACAAGCACTAGACACAGTGCTACAATAAAACCAGACAAACAAAACATCACTCCAAGAAAGGCATAGAAAACATCATGGACCCCCTCGACACATGCCCCATCCCCGGCCGCCGCGACACCAGCAAAGCCGCCCGGAGGCGTATCCGCCTCGCCATCTGTGCAGAAAAATGGGCCGACGGCGTGGACCCACTCCACATCATGCACACCTGGGGCACCACCTACGACGGGATGCGATCCATGATCCGCGCCAACCCCGACATCAAGCTACCCGACGACATGGCCAAACGGTTACACAAAATCTGCCGGGAAGCCTACCCCAAAAACCAGCCCAACAGACACCGAAGCGGATGGAACCAATACGAAAAAGACTACTACACGGAGGAAATACTCTTCCTCAACTCCTTCAACGTGCCAGCCATCGACATGCTCAAACGACTCGACGTCTCGTGGACAATGTGGAAACACATCATCAACGAACAACACCTGACACGTTTACAGCAGGAAACCGACAACGCCTGCCAATGGGCAAACCTGCGAAAACAGCACCCCGACAAAACGGATCAGGAAATCACCCAGATGATGTACAGTAACCAAGTAACGTTCAGCAAGGTGATGAAAACCATACCCGCATAAACATCCATGACACCAGCATAGTATTTGCACACTCTTTCACACATAGGAGACATGATGGTAGCCAAAACCCAACACGTGATCGACACGAACGGAAACAACAACGACAAGTTTCCCGAACACCTACAAGACGTCATATGCGGCCGTGCCATCATCCACAATGCCGGCGAAGTCTCATGGTGCACACGCAAACCAGGACACGACGGCGACTGCCGCACAGGATGGCAGCCCACCACACAACCCCTAGGACACCATGGCAACCAAAACTGAAACACTCATCCAACGCTACGGCAACAAAGCCGCAGACGTCCTCGCCGACAAAACCATCCCAGCCACACAGCTAGCCCAAATGCTCACCCAAGCCGGATACCCCATCTCCGCCACCGTCATCAAAGACTACCGCCGCAAACAAGCCAACACCCCACAAACAGAAGAGGAAGATACCCGATGATAGACAACATAGACCGGCTACTCACACAGCTAGCCAACCACGACAACGCCATCGACACCATCGACGACAATCTAGCCAATGGTACTGTGCGCCGCACACGCATCTCCGAATGGACACTCCCCAACGGAGAAACAGGCCGATCCATACAAAAAATCATCGACCACCAACCAGCAACCAACCCCTACCCTATAGACGAACTCGTCGATAAACTAGCCGAATGGCAGCCACCAAAACCCGAACAAGACACCCACACCGACTACAGCACCGCGGCCTTCGTCATCGGGGCAGGAGACTTCCAAATCGGCAAAGGCATCCCCGGCGGAGAAACAGCACACTTCGCCGACGACTATTTGCACTCCCTCACATCAGCTAAACACTACTGGCAGCAAGCAGGCAAACCGCAACGAGTCCACATCGCCTTCCTCGGCGACATGATCGAAGGATACGTGTCACAAGGCGGCAACAACGCCTGGCGCACACAAACACCCCTCACCGAACAAATCAGGCTCACCCGCATGGCCATGATGCAACTCGTCCACCAATTCGACCACTGCAAAAACGTCACCATCACATCCATCCCCGGCAACCACGGTGAAGCCGTGCGCTTCGGTAAAGGCGTCACCACCTACGATGACTCCTTCGATGTGGACTGCTGCCGCGCCATCGCAGAAGCTTACCAGCTCAACAACCAATACCCCAACCTTCACTTCCACTTCCCCCAACGGGACGAAATGACCACCACCGTCGACGTGGCAGGCACACGGATACTGCACGCCCACGGGCACCAATGGAAAACCGGCAAACAGTACGAATGGTGGCGCGGCCAAGAATTCCACAACGGCACCGTATCCCACATCCTCATGGCCGGGCACCGACACCACCTAGAAATCTCCGAGCAAGGACAACGCACCTTCATCCAATGCCCATCCATGGAAGGCGAATCCACATGGTACCGGCACAAGACAGGCACCACCGGAAACCCCGGACTAGTGTGCTACACTATCAACAACAAAACACCAAACAACTACCAGATAGCCAGGTAATAGTGCCATGAGCAGACGACCAACCAAAGCAGACCTAGCCACCACCGCATCGTGGGTGTGGGCCACAGACCATCATCTACGCACACTCAACCGGGCATGCAACAAAACAGCCGCACACTACCCCGCAATCAGCGCAGACGACCTCTACCAAGACTCCCTACTATATATTGCGGTGCGGGAACAATACCACAACCTAGACAACAAACACTACACCAAAATGTGCTACAGGGTAGCCAAACGGCTAGCCAACAAAACCATACAACACCTAGACCAGCCGAAACCTTTAACCGATATCATTCATCTAGCCGACAACCAAACCAGCATTTAAAAGGAGCACACACACCATGGTCACAACCATCCTCGACGACGGAACCCAAACCACCAGGCTACAAACAGTAGGCGCCACCACCACCGCCATCATCACCAACACAGAAACACCCGAAACCATCACCGCCAAATACACCATCAGTAAAGACGGCACAGCCACCTACAGCATCAGCGGAAACACCTATTTGGGAGACCACCAACACATTATCAAACTCATGTACGACTACTGCCACTGTGTGGGACGATTCGACACCACCAACACCAGCAACCCAGACAACCTCGACAACCTATTCAGGGGATGACCAGTGAACCGAACCTACACCACCGCCGACATCATCCAAGCCGCCCAATGGATCTGGAACGGCGGCCCATGGAAACCATCAGTCGAGCCGGGCATGCCACCACCACCAACCGCACCACAACACCACGGCAACAACATCGTTACCATGATCGATTTGCAGCTAGCCATCGACGACTACACCCTCACCTGCCAGCCATCCAAACAGCGAAAACATTTGGCACGCCTGGCAGCATTCCGGGAAGTATACGGGTATGACCAAACCTACGCCACAGCCGCCCAACGACTCGGAGTCACCCGGCAAACCGTGAAACAGTGGGCAGACCAAACACTCATCACCCTCACAGGATACGCAAACAGTAGATACTACCCAGACGGCAGCGACGACAGCACAGGAATGGGATAAAAACCATGAACAACACACACAATATCCCCCACACTGCCCTCAAAACAGCGGTACACCGAATCATCCAACAACAGCCCACCAACATGAACCAGCTGCAAAACATTGTTGACAGTGTCGAAAACCAGTACCGTGTACCCATCTCACTCGACAACGTGAACCTTACCGTCAAAGAAGTCAGCCTCGACAACCTTGCTATCGACCAGGACACGCTAGACGAGTGCAGCGAAATCCTGTGGGACTGCGACAGTGCAGGACACCCCACAAACAACAGCGAGAACCAGAGCCCCTATGCAAGCCAGGAAGCACTAGACTGGCTCGCCGGAATAGCATACCAGGCCAAACTACTGCAAGCGGCAGCCGACGATATCATGCAGTCTATCACCTGTCACCGCGACAACAACAAAAATGTTATCGGCCAGGATGTTCTAGATCAGGCCAACGAAACCATCTGCACCTGCCTCCACCTGTACCAGATGCTCGAAGACACCATCGACAACAACGAATCATAGAATACTATAGACACAAAAATAGTGCCCCAGCGGCAACCACCACAGATCGTGGCAGCACCGCTGGGGCACACATCTATGTTCAATTATGCAACAGTAGACTCTACCGTGCCAACCTCAGACTCGGCTGCACGCCTCGGCTCATAGCCTACACCAAGATCCGCATCATCCATCGGCTCAATCATGCCAGGATCCGACACATCAACCATGTGCGGCTCAACCAAGCCCCCATCATCCGGTGGAACCAAACCCGCATCCAGCCGGGGCTTGGCGGGCTTGCCGGCCACAAACGACGGGCTACCAAACGATGTAGCAACCGACAGCACCGCAGCAACCGTGGCCGTGATCAGGGCAGACTCCCACGGCAAACCGCGAAACGACTCCGCCGTATAGGTGACACCCGCAGTCACCCCCAACACGGCAACAAACGTTTGCACAAAAGTCTTAGCCGCCCGCTCCAGTAAACCTAACCAAAACTGTTTACCCACAACAAACCACCATCACTTTTTCAAACCGTTAACAGCAGACTCAAGCCTATCAATACGGCTACGACACTCAAGCACGTAATACCAGACACTCCACAGGGCATCCTTAGTGCGCCACAGCTTCCCCGTCACCGGATTCTTCACCCACGACAAAGCCTCGACACGCTTACCCAAATCACCATTCTGCACCTGAACCACACCAACATCGTGATGCAGCTTATTCACCGAACCAGTAAGCTGAGCAGACAATTGTTTAATCTGGTCATGTAACGCTTTCACATCAGCCACCGTTAACTCCTCACTACTTGAACCGCCGCCGTGGCCATTCACCACAGCCATAAACCTGTCCCACGGAAACCACGGCCCCGGATCGTCATGATCCGACTGATGCCACGCATCCGTAACATCCGCATGCCCGCAGATGCCCCGCCTACCCGCTTTTAGATCGGCCACAGACAATTTCCTTTTCGGAACACCATGCTTGTCACACAACTGCCGACACAGGATAGCGGCACGCTCAACCGCAGGCCACACCTGCGGATCAAGCCACTGCTCCCGAGTGTAAGCATGCCCTGGCACACGGAACGAGGCGTGCGAACCCCCATCCGCGCAAATCTCTATACCCAAACTATGCGGATTCGGCGGGGCATGCCAACCAATAGTCCCCTCTGACAGGCACTGCACCGTCTCCGAAATATCGCACACATAATGCGCCGAACCACCCGACGATGGGGAAGCAAAATAGTTCGCCGTAGACACCGCCCGCCCCTTACGCGAAGCGGACGGAAACCCCACATCCGGGCATGTCGCATGAATCACAACCCGGTTCACCGGCTTATTTGATCCGGCAGAGTGATGCGCCGCTGGAATGTATCTCACCACACACCACCACCAAACACAATCAACATCAGTAACACCCTTCCCTCTTCTTGTTTATTTGTGGGATGACACGGTAACCACAGGTGATGGTTTCACACTCTCGCAGGCCACAGAACCCGCTATGGTAGAGGCCGTACCGTCACTATATTTCACAACCAGGCGGCCCCCGGAACAGTACACAGACACCACCGAACGCCCATCACGGCCATCGGCGCCATCCTTACCGTCTTTACCATCAGATCCGTCAGCACCGGCGGGACCCCGTTCACCCTGTGCACCTTGCGGGCCGGCAGGACCCGAAGGCCCCACATCGCCGCGCTCACCAGCCGAACCATCACGACCATCTTTACCATCGGATCCGTTCGCACCGTCCACGCCATCCCGGCCATCAGCCCCGTTCACACCGGCAACACCATCCTTGCCGTTAGCGCCGGGCAGCCCGTCAGGACCCTTCACACCATTCAAACCCGGGGAACCCTGCGGACCAACAGGGCCAACCAGCCCAGCCGAACCATCAACACCAGCCGGCCCTTGCGGGCCGCGCACACCAGCAGGACCCGGCACACCCGTCACGCTACGCTCAACACGCTGAGCATCCACACACAACCCAGACCGGTGAAGACGCACCGACTCCTGCCCACCCTGCGCACACACCTGCCGCACACGGGCAGCCAAACCCTTGGCGGCTGTACCATTAGACTGGGCTTTAGCCTGCTCCGAATCCCGCTCAGAGGATACAGCACCGAAACGTAAAGCACCCCCAGCAACCACCGCCAACAGCACAAGCGACAGGAACAACAGTATCAGGGAAGCCTTCTCAAACGAGCGGCGCTGCCGCTTCTCTTCCTCCAACTCCCTCACAATTCACCCCCCACCACCATCAACAGTATCCTTCAAAAACTCGGGCAAATCAGGCATCTTTACAGGCTCAACATTCTCCGGCAGATTCGCGTTATAGCGATGAACAATATGGCGAATATTCCACGTGTATTCTTCCATCGCATCAACCTGCGCAGACAACTGCCTAAGCCTCTTCTTCGACCTGTACGTAGCCGCCTGAATCGAACCAAGAACAGTAGCGATAGCGGTACAAATAGAGGCTACGAGTGTGGGTGTAAGCCATGACACTACAGCCCCCTACCACTACAACCACCACAACATGTCACATACCCGCAAGCCGCGCATTACACGCCGACAGCAATCCAGTTAGCTACCGCGGGCACACCATTCGGCTTAGAACCATCATTAGTGATAAACGCCAAACCAAAATCCTTATTAGTAATATTGTAGGCTTTCACATCAATCTGTGCCGTGCCCCCAGCCGCCGTAGCCATAGACGCCACCACAACCGGCGGACTACTGAACTGGCGATCAAACGGGATCGTGTAAGCATACACAGCAGACCCGCCAAACACGATCGACTTAGAACCCGTCTCAATCCTCGGAGACAGGAGCATCCACTCGCCCGAATGGTTAGCCCACACAGCCCCCGAAGGAACCATCACCCGGTCACCCTCCACAGGGGTAGGATCACACGCAGCAGACTCCCCAAACGCCACACGGGCCGCCACAGCACGCCTATCCAACTGCTGCTGCAACCCGTTAGACGACAACACCAAAGTAGCCAACAACTGCTGATGGTACACGCCAGGCTCGGCCCTCAACACATCCCTGGCACGCTCCGCACGCCCCCCAGGAACAATCTCCAACTTCGCCGTATTCTGCTCCCAATCCCGAGACAACACCACATAGTCGTATCGGGTCTCGCCAGGGCCAGGCAGCTGCCCTGTCACCGTCTCAACACTATTCGACGTGCACATCACCCCGTGAGCCCAAGCCTGCCCCGGCAAAACCTCACACAACACTGTGGCACCCTGAACAGTAGTGCCGACACGAAAATCGTCCGGGCCCTTCACAGACGGCATATTACCCATCAGACCAGACATTTGAGCCCAATCATACTCGGTCAACACACCATCAAAACCCTTGCACACAATACCCACAACAAACCCCCAATTCTTTTCTAAAATTTTTGCAAATCCCGCACACCCGCAGCCAAATCAGCCACACGGCGAGCCAACAGGGCCGACGGATTATCCTCATAATCCCCCGCAATAGGAGTCACCTTCGTCCACCCGTCACCAGGCGATACACACTCCACATCAATCTGCCGAACAATCTCCGCAATAGGCCCCGAGCCCACATCCACATAGATCAAATCACCCGGCATCAGATTGCCTGGCCCAAACCGCAACACATCCGACTCAGCCAACTCGATCTTAAACCCCGACGTAGCCCCCGACTCGGACAACACCCGCTCCGCCTCATCAATGAGATGCACATGCTCAGAATCCGTGTTACGGGCATCCTTAAACACCTCGACACGATCAAACCACTCATCCTCGGCCAACGCGTCAAAATCCTCACAAAACAGCCGATCTTTGCCCTCGCCGCGGCCACCAACCACCACAGATGTCGCCTTCGGGGCGTCACGCACATACTCCCACGACACAATAGACCCAGACTCGGCAGTCAACACATGGTCACGCGTCACAGCAGGCACACAATCAAACAGTAAACCACGCTGATCCTGCTTCACATCCTCAAACTGGTTCACCGTGACAGTCATCCGAGCCCACGACAACACCGGCAACAACTTATCGGCAAACACGTGAAACCGGGCCTGAAAATCCTTAATATAGCGGCCACGACTCTTATCATCCACCATAAATATATCAGGCGGAAAACGCCAAGAATTATCCCTCAACGCCTTCTTAGCGACCGACTCCGCCGCACCCGAATAGTGGGCATAATCCCTATTGGCACGCCACTCCATCCCAATGATGCTGGAACGATAAGGCACAGGCCACAACAGTATACGCCACAACAGGCGGATATCATCCTCACACGTGATAGTCACCCGCGAAGAACGCCAAGGACCAACACCATGAACCCGACGCACAGGCCCAGAAAAAATCTGGCCACCACCATAATCAACAACCAGCCGCGCACCCGGCCTAGTCAACCCGTCAAGCCTAGAATGATCACCCGACACCACCAACTCTAAAGTGGACAAACCATTCCACTTCAACGACAACTTCAACGACTCAAAAAAATTGATAGGCGCCACCCGGCGATAATCCGGCGTAAACAATGTTACATGCGGAACAAGACCAGCCATCAACCATTCACCAAGCCCTCAAAAACCTGTACTGCACCGACACAATAATGGCACCCAAACCAACCATCTCAATATTCACACTCTTCGAACCGCCAGGCGGGATAGGCGCAAACTCCCACTCTGTCAAACGATCCATCACATCCTCAAACCCGTTCAGCAATGCAGACTGCTGGCGAGGATCCGTGTCAATAGTGATCCAATCATACTCCTCGACAGGATAATCCGAAGACACACGCAAACCATCAATCTGCACAGACCACGACTCCAACGGGCCCTCCACGCGAATCACAGGCCACGCAGGCACATCACCCCTGTTAGACAGATTATCCCAACCCGAGCCCACACCCGGTGTTAACACCACAGGAAACGCCGTGCCATCCTTGCCGACAGGGCCGCCACCCAACCAATCCTGCAACTTCGCGTTACTAAAACGAAACTTTTGCTCATCCCCATACCAAAACGGGTCATACGCTGTCAAATGCAACAGATAGCGGGCATAGCCGCGATTCACCGGATCAACCGTAAACGTGTCATCCACCGAATCAAACCGACACTTTAGCACACGCTCGCGACCGGCAGGAGTCTTCACAGACAACTCCCCCTCCTCCCCGGGAGGAAAAGCAGACCACAACTCGTCATAGGCTTTCAAAAAACCGTCACGAAACCCGCCCACCGGATCCGGGTCAACACCCGACACCAACACCGGTAGTGTCACCTCGCGAGGCTTCACATTAAACCCGCGCCACTCCGAGCCGTGCACCCCAACATGAGTTTGAGAAAAATGCTCCACCTCAGGAACACCCAAACCGCGCAACGAATCATTCAACAACATGACAGGAGACGCACCCGTATAATCCGTCAAATGAAGCACACGCTCCGGAGCATTACCAACCAACGGAAACATAGTCCAATCCACAGTCAAACCGGCACGATCAGACGGGTCAGGAATAAACATGCATACCCCTTTACTCACATATAAGCCAACGCGTTCAAAGCGTCACGCTGCTGCCGCTCAATCCGCTTCGCAAACTCGGCAGGATCACCATACGTCGGGCCATTCACATTCACCACAACACTCTCACCCTGAGCACGCCGATACCGGTCGTACGGGGTAAACGAGCCCACAGACGATCGCACACCAAACCGGGCATCAACAGCATCCGGAAGCTGCGAAGCAACACCCGACATCGCATCCAACGCCAAACCAGCATTACCAGTAATACCCTCAGCCAAACCGGCAACAACCTGCCGGCCAACCTGATCACGAAACACCCGAGACGGTGAATGAATACCCAACACAGACTTCGCCGCATTCGCAACCTGAGAACCCATATTACGCACCGTATCCAACAGGCCACTCATAGCATTCTTAATACCGTTACCCAAACCGGCAACAACATTATGGCCAGCAGACACCAACAAGGACCCCATGTTACCCAAGGCGCCCCTAATATTACTGGGAAGATTCCTGAAAAAACCTATCACACTATGCACACCACTAGACACAGCCGAGCCCATAGCATGCATAGCAGAAGAAGCCGCACCCCTCGCAGCGTTAAACCCGGACGAGGCAGCACCACGAACCCGAGAAGCCATCGACCCGAAAAACCCGCCAACAGCAGACGCCACCGAAGACACAACACTCCGGATAGCATTCATCGCAGAAGAAACAGCGCCACGAGCCGCGTTAAAACCAGACCTCACATGGCTAGCCACTGAAGAACCCAGCCGGGCAAAAAACCCAACAACAGCATTCACGCCGCCAGAAATCACCGACTTGAAACCATTAATAAACGCAGACGTAAACGCCCTAATATGATTCCAGCCAGCCTGAACCACCGAACCCATACGCGCCAAACCAGACACAAAATGGGCAACAACCCACGAGATGACACGGGCAACAGCGGCAATAACACGGGCCACAGCCGACACGACAGCACCAACAATACGGGCAACAAACCCGACCACGGCCGCCACCATCGGAGCCACAACAGCAAGAATACGGGCCACCACCTGTATCACAACCGCAACAACCTGAACCGCCACACGCATAACAGACATGATCACCGGTATCAACGACCGGATCAGGCCAATAATCGGCGGCAGCACAGACATGACCGCACCCAAAATCTGCTGAATCACAGGCATCAAAACAGGCACCAACTGCATGACCACGCCAACAACCTGACGTATCACAGCCACAACAGCCTGCAACACCGGCATAAGCGCAGGCAACAACATTGCAGCAACCTGCGTCACCGCACCAATAATCTGCGTGATCACGGGAACCAGCCGGGCGACAAGCATACCAATCACAGGCATCAACTGGGCCGCCAACCCGGCAACCATACCGATAATCTGGCCAAACACTGGCGCCAACCGTGCCACCAAACCAGCAATTAGACCAAACACAGGCTGCACAGCGGCCATAATCTGGCCCAACGCCTGGCCAACCACAGCCACAAGCTGCATCACCGCGGCACGGAACTGGGCGTTCGTAGCAAACATTGCCGCAAACAGCCCGATCACAATACCGACAGGGCCACCCAAGGCGCGAAACACGCCGCCAAGCCCGCCGGCGGCACCCTTCAAAGCACCAAACGACGGCAACAAATTCTTCAACGACACCGCCAACGGGGCAAACCCCGCAACAAGCTTCCCCACACCGGCAGCAACAATACCAAACACTGCGGTGCCGCCAGCAAACATGGCAGCCAAATTCACTTTAGGGACAGGCAAATGCATTCTCGCAAAAATGCCCTTCAACTGCTCCACCTTGGCGCGCATCTGTGCATTCATTCGAGTGATCATGCCCGGCATCCGGTTAATCCACGCCAAAATAGACGGCATCATCCGCTGAATCCCCTGATCCACCGACGCAAACAAAGGCTTCACAGACTCCGTGATAGACTTAATAACCGGATTCAACGCAACAAAAATCTGCCGCAGGCCGTTAAGAAACGGCGCCATAGCCGTAGCACCAAGATAGCCCAGGGCGCTCTTAACATTCTTCATAGCGCCCTCAAACGTCTTACCAGACGCCTGCGCAGCACCACCCATGCCAAGCTTCATCGCAGCCGCAAACGTGTTAAAATCAATCTGCCCCTTCGACACCATCTGCGACACCTCAGCAGACGTTTTACCCGTCTGCCTGGCAAGCAAAGACAGCACAGGAACACCCGCCATCGTAAGCTGCAACATGTCATCGCCCTGCAACTTACCGCGAGCCATCACAGACGTAAAAATAGCGCCCGTATCCTGAAACGACTTACCCGAAATATAAGACACATCGGCGACAGTCTTCAACACATCCGTCATCTGCCCGCCAGACTTCACACCCGAAGCAGACAACGCCGCCGCAGTAGAAGCCGCATCACCCAACGCATACGACGTACCAGTCACAGCCTCAATAGCCGAATTCATAATCGAAGACGTGTCAGAAGACGTGTGACCCAAACCAGTCAGTTTAGCCTGAGCCTCATCAATAGCCATAGCGCGAGCAATACCGCCACCAATAGTCACATCATAAATCGACTTGAGGCCCTTCTTAGCAACATTGATGGCACCCACCATTGCGGCACCACCAAGCGCCAACTTCATACCCTTAGCAAACAGACTACCCGAACGCTGACCCTCAGCAGGCATAACCCCAGAAAGCTGTTTACCAACATCACTTTTAAGGCCAGGCATCTTCGTATACAACGACACATATGCGGAAGCAATCTCACCAGACATACACTATTCACCCCATAATATTAATCTCGCGAGACACCCCGCCACCGGCACGAACACGCGCCAAAATATCGTCCACCTGCCCAGACGTAAACCGGGCCCTACGCTCATCCGTAGGCCTCGCCACAGGCTCCGGCTGCCCCTCACTATTAGCAGACCTGTAATGATCCAGCATGTCCAGCACAGCCCACTCGCACCACTCAAACGGGCGCTGCCAACCATTCAGGTGGGCCGCCAACTGGCTAGACGTATCGGTACACAACACGCCAGCCAGCCGGACAGCCTCACCCCAACACATCTGCGGGCCACCAACACTATAAACAGAAACACCAAACTTGGTGCGGAAATCGTATTCGATGGCCCCACGATAATCATCAATCAGGCCGTGGAGCCAAACTATTCCCCCAGCGAGGCACCCTTACCGTCAGGCTTATATTCCATCCACTCACGGAAAATCTCGGCCACACGAACCATAGGAAGCCCCTCCAAAGCCTCCACAGCATCCTCTGGGGCGGCAGCCTCCAACATGGAAAACATCACCTCAACCTGGGCGAAATCAGCAGACTCCCCAGACTGGGCAATCCTGGCGGCACGGCGAAAAACACGGGCAGGAACAGCCTGCGCTGTTTCCTCCGCATCCGCCAACACCCAGCTACGGTCACCAATCTTCAACGTGTAACCTGTGTCACTCATCTATCAACAATCCCTCAAACTATGTGTATCAGTTATTAGACGGCGGATTCGGATCCGGCTCAGGCTTAGGAGGCTTCGGGGCAGGAGGAGGAGTCGGAGGAGTATCAGCTTTTAAAGCCGTCATCCACCCCCGACCAGACACCGCATCACCCTTCTTATTAATCTGGGCAGGATACGCCTTCAACGTCACACCATACCCATACACCTCGCCATTCTTACCCTTAATCTCGTCACGATCAATCAACTCGACCTCAGGGAAATAGTAGCGAATAACCTGATCGCCATCAATAATATCCATCAACAGGGCGTGCACGCCAGTGGTGGCACCAGGAGAAATATCGAACGAACCCGAATCGGCTCCGGCAGTAACCTTCGACTGCCAAAACAGTTCGATAACCTCCTTCTTAGACTCGATCAGCTGGAAAGAAATCTCGATAGAAGACTCCGTAGCCACAGTGCGAACAACATCCGCATTCTGCCAAGCCTTCAAATCATCCGTTTTACGCTCAGGCTTAATCTTAAACCCGTCATCCGACAGGTACCCTAAAGCGGTAAGACCGTCAGGAACCGTCTTCACACCATCAATAGTGTCACCGGCATGAGCTTTACCAATATAGACGTCACCCGTAACAGCAGAGCGAACATTAGACGCTTTACGTGTTGCAGCCATCATAACCCCCATTAAATATCAAACAATTACATTAAAACAAAAACAATAAGCTTATTCAGACTCCGCAGGCCTACATATCAGCTCAAAAAGCGAATACACATCAAAACGTGCACCATCAACCAGCAAATCAGGGCCAGTAGACCGTTTACAGTACACCACCGGGTCGCCATCAACCCCATCCGCAAGGACAGCCTCAACCCGCCTGGCTAGCGACATAGCACGATCAGGCATATCAGAAAACACGTTCACCCGCAAAAACACCTGCTCACGAACATGCAACTGTGGGCCACCATCAAGAGCCAACCAAATAAGGTCACCCTCAAAGCTATCCGGCACTGTCCCTGTACACGGTATCCCAGACAGCCAGCCATCATCCGACAACACACGTTTAGCCCACTTCCTGGGGTCATCGTAGACGATCACGACGCAGCCCCAATCGACCGGGCCAGCGTGCCATGCTTCGCCTCAATACGCTTCCCACCCTTATATGTGGTGCCTATACGGGCCACAGCCTCAACCCGGTGAACCTGCACCTCCGATGATAATCCGCCACGATACTGGGCCCTATCGAAAGCATTACCGCCCACATTCGCCGAGGCTGCACGCCTCACACGCTCGCCACGCTCAGCCAACATAGCCTGCACCCCAGAAGACTTCAACACCTCACGAATACCCGGCAAGTTCAGCTTCACATTCACATCCTGAGCCACAATCTATCAGCCCTTCTTACGCTTCACATTGATCTGCGTACCAGCATCCCAACCGGACATTGGGTGATGCCACACGATAGGAGACCCGTCAGCCTCCCACACAACACCCCGGATACGCCACCTGCAACGATAACCGGCACCCATAACAGGCTGCTTGAAAAGCATCGACCAATGCTCATAATCCGAGTCACGCCCTGCGGCCTCATCCTCCTGCGACAACGAAGCATAAACGGCCACGTTATGGTACACGGTCTCGACAGGCTTAGACCAGTCTTCCACCTTGTCGCCAAGATCATCGACACGAACAGTCGGTTGAAGCATCACAACCGTTTCACCGTAAGGAAAACTGGTCATATCATATCTCCCACAAAGGGCCAGCGTAGCCGTTAATATCAGATCCGCACGAGCAACCCTCACCCCACACCGTGGAACACACCTCAGAATGTGCATATCGACCATTAATAGTGGGTGTGATAGTGAACGCTTTACCAGCCCCACCATCACCCTCACACAACTTCTTCAACGCAGCAATCTCAGAAGGCCACAACAAATTCGTGGAAGTACTAGACCGTATAGTCTGAGCAAACGGGCCCGCAGACTCATACTGCACCTGCCCCGAAACCCCGGTATCATTCCAGCGCAACAAAGCCCTGCGCAGAATAGCCTTAGCTGCATCCCTATATTTGAAATCCGGTTTAGCGATACAGGGGGCGACACTGACAGCCACAGCCTCCACATCGGCGATCATCGCCTCAAGCTTCTCTCTAGGAATATCGGCGAAAGGCTCAATATCCTCAGGCTTCAAAATGATACCCATCAACACCACCCCCTGCACATAGAAAACATCACCGCAACAAATGAATCAGTTCTCGGCCGGCGGATTAGGCTTCGGGGCGGCCTTCTTCTTCACAACAGCAAACGAATCAAGCGACTCGATAGCCACATACAGCACAGCCTCAGCACGAACCATAACCTCGTTATGGCCCTTCAGGTCACGGCCAGTCTGATCCGGATCACCATACTCGATGATCTCGATCGGGAAGTTACGCTGGAAGCCCCAATGGACCGCAGAGAAATCACCCGCAATAGCCAAAACACCCGAGCCGCCATTAGCAATCTCCGGGGCGCCGGAAACAGTAGACGAGGCACCGACTTGCAGTCCACGCCAGCTATCAAGCCCGGAAAGGCCAGCATTCGGGTACATGGGCTGCCCAGCAAGCGGCGACCCCTTCGGATACACCTCAGTAGACACGGCAAACGAAAACGCCGGATCCAAAGCAACCCCGTTAGGAACCTGCAAACCAGCACCAGCGATAAGACCGACAGCCTTAATCAGATCAGCCGTAGCGCTATCGGTTGCATCAACCGTATTCTTCGTCTTATCCAGCGCAGTCTTAACCTGTGTAGCAGGCGACCCAGTGGCGGGATCAACACCATGGAAAGCGATCAGGTCAACAGCACGACCAATAGAAGCACCAAGAGCCGGAGAAATAAGATCCTGAAGAACACCAATACGGTAATCATTATCGGCCCACAGGAACTCATCCGAGACACGCTGCTGAGTCACAACCTTGATAGGCTGGGCCGTAAACCCAGAAATACTAAAGCCGGCAGAAGGCTTCTTTTCATCCTCGCCCACAATCTTCGCACGGGGAACACCCGAGAAGGTTACCCCTTTAACCGGCCCGAAAATGGTCGGCTGCTCCGGCGAAAGCTTCGCCAAAACACCCGCATCGATAGCACGATCCTTCACAATGCTCACAAAAGAGCCAGGAAGATCAATCTTTCCTGTATTAATTACATTGTCAGCCATTTAAATTCATCTCCTCGAATTCGTTACTAAAGCATCAGCAAAAGAAATGTTTTCTTGATGCTTTGCATCATTGACAGGGGTGCACCCTGCAAGACGACGAACACCATGCTCGCCGCGATCAATCAAAGCCTTCAAAGCCTTAGCAGACTCACCAATGGAATCCTCATCGCCACCCTGAAGGAAACCGATAGCCTCATCATCCAAACCATACTCGGATGCGATCTTGCGACGCAGATTCTCTACCGTGAGAGCATTGAAACGCTCCTCCAACTCACTGTTACGCTGCCGCAACTCGTCGATAGCCGACTGCGACTCGCCACCCGTTTCACGCAACTGCCTCAACTCTGCATAGTTGCTTTTAGCACGAGCCTCCCATTTACGGGCCTCAGCTTTCCAATCCGTGCCAGAAGAAGACTCCTCCTTCGAGGACTCCTTTGGTGGCTCCTCTTTCGAAGCCCCCTGCCCTTGTGGCTCTTCTTTCACGGTAGCCTCTTCGACAACAGCCTCAACCTTTCCGGCCTCCTCGCTGCTGTTACCTATTTCACTTTGATCAATCATCTTGTTCTTTCTCCTTGCGGATAAACAACATTGACACTTTTTGTGGAGCACCCCTTGCGGAGACAACCACAAAACCAACAACCCATGTGACTGTTGGAAAAACCATGTTTAGCGCATGTCAGAAATGTCACGCATCATCGCCAAAATATTCACAGGCGACTCAGACAGACCCTTCTCCGCGCACCGTTCACGAGCCTTCTGATATATGTCCATGTACCGCTGGTCAGCCTTGGTGCGCTCCCACGGACCCACAACCTCAACCACCGTACACCCGCAATGATCATGATATCGGGCACCAACAGGCCGCTTGCCTTTACGGCGATGCCTACCAACATGCCCGGCAGAAATCGCCCGCTCCTTCGTGGTGTAATCGTCACGAGTAGCCAACATGGCACAAAACGCGCACGGATCACCATCAGTCACCCTACGCCACGTCCGATGCTCCGCACCAGCAGACCACGCAACCGTATCCCGGGCCGCATTCATCACCGCACGCTCCATACCAGACGTCACGCTATTCACGATATGATTCGCATCATCCGGATTATCGCCCACCTTCTTCACAGCGAATGCTGTACGGGCGAACGCGGCCTCCGGGGTGAAATCATCGACCACGATACGACCTACCTCAGCCCCACACATCCGCCGAAACTCGGACACAAAATCTACAGCCATCCCGGCAGACCCGTCATGGGCGGCACGCTCCAAAGCCACACACAGACGCATATACTGGCCATCCGTGATACGCCCAGCCTGCCACAAACGCCCCAGTTCGGTGTAGTATCCGGCGTATTTCCCAGCAAACCGGATCAAATCCTTTTGGAACGCCGCAGCGAACTCTCTCGTTTCAACCCCGGCAACCATACAAGTCACTCGCTAGTCTGTTTCGAAATAGCACCCGCCAGGGCCGCCAACGGATCCACCGATGTGGCACGATGATCCATCACCGCATCAACCTGCGAATCATCCAAACCCAACATCTCCAAAACCGTGCGAGAATCCGCGGGAAGAATACCGGCACCAACCAGCTTCGTCACAGCATCAGCCGTAGCCGCCCGAGTCGGTGTGGAAGCATCACGCCAACGCAACCCCACATCACCGAAAAACTCTGCCCGATCAATACCCGGATCTAGCGCCTTAGCGGCTAGATACCCAGTAGACAACCACCCAAGACCGAAAGAAGTCTGCCTCCGCTCGGCACGCTTAACCAGCCGAGACTCCTCAGCCGCAAGCGCCTCCCCCGACGGCGGATTCGATGTGATAAACCCGAAATAGCGTTCCGGCACCGCAGCCTCACCAGCCATCAACTGGGCCAGCAAACGAATCTGGTCACTATAAGGGGTAGGACTGTTAACCGGAAACGAACCCACATTCGGGGTGTCACCGTCATCATCCTTATCTACAGCCCAAATCGACGCCATAGACATCACCCAGCCAGGCTGCGAAAACTCGTCCGCCGAAACACCCGTCACCCAACGCTGAGGATACGCATAGAAATCTCGGTTCACAGACTGGCCCAACAATGTGCGCACAGCCTCATCCGTGTAAGAACGAATCGACCGGGTAATCTCCGAACGGCCATCAACCCGCGATGTGCGGCGCCGATTCACCAAAGGCACCAACGGCACCTCACCCAAAACATTCGGTATACGCCCAGCCTCTACCCAGCGGCCCCCCTGACACACACACTGCACAATCACATCAGGAAGCAACAACTCTGCCTCTATGACATCCTTATCCTTGGTGGGCTGCTCCACCAGAGCCGCCTCCAAACGCTGCCCATCAGGACCAAAAACACCGGTGCAATTCTTCGGCGACTGCGGGCGAACAACAACCCCACCCTCACCATCAGGAACCACCGCGATAAACGACAACCCAAAAATCAAAGCATCAAGGTGCGCGTCACACGAAGTGGTAGCAAGCCGATTAGCCGCATACACGACATCCAAACCATACTGGTCACCACCAGACCATCCAAGCCAATCCAGACGCTCCTCCAAAGCATCCACCGCAATAGAAGGCCACGACACCACCGTCTGCACCCTTTGCAGCTCCCTAGGAATAGCAACCCCTAAATCGGCCACTCGGTGACTACCCTCATAGTAGCCCTCAATACGGCAATGCCACGAAGACAAGCCGCGAATCCGGTCATGCATACCATCAATCAACGCCAACTCATCCGAGTTCATACCACAGACACCCGCTTCCTACCAGACCGTTCACGCCGCCTAGCCTTCGCCATCTTCGCACCAAGATACGCCAAAGACACAGCCTCCAAAGGAACCTCAGAACCATCCTTAAACGAGGAACCCCAACCCCACGCAGAACCCTTCTTCTTCTGCACAGCCGACCTCACAGCAATATCCAACATGTCACGCCTCGAATCGGCACGCGGATGACTGATCACACCCGACCTGACACCCTCCAGAAAGGCCTGACACGCCTCCACATACACCCCAGTATCAGCAACCACCACGCCACGACCCGGAACACCACGATCCGTCAACGCCTTCTGCAACAACACCGCACCAGACCCGGCAACCATGATCCGATCAGTATCACCCCAACGAACCGCCAACCAGTCAGCCAACCGGCCCACACCATCAACAATCGTTCCCGACAGCCCATCAATAACCTCAACATGAACCCCAGCATCAGTCTTGCCGGCGCCAGCTAGCGCAACCCGATCCCCAGAACGAGAAAACGAGACACCAAACACTTTCCCGCCAACCAGACTCGCCTCATCCACCGCAGACTGAGCCCACTTATCCGCCGGTATCACAGACGCAGCAGACTGGCCACGATCCCACCAGCCAAGCCGCTCCCGAGCAAAACCGGCAGCAGACATCGACTCATGCTCATCGCTTACGGTCCCGAAATTCAGGCGGCGACCCAAGGCTGGATTCGTATCCCCCGCCAACTTCCGCCACTGCCGCGACACATCATCCGGATCAGACTCGTCAGGAATCGAAAACTCCGTCCACGCAAACCTTTTACCGCCACCAAGCGCCTGCCCACGCAAACGCAACACCACAGAACCATCAGCCAACGGCCCAGGCGGCGTACCAAGGAAAATCTGCTGCGGATCACCAGACGGAGCCGCAGACACCGTAGGAAGCAAAGCCTCCAACTGCTCATCCGACAACTCCTGCGCCTCATCACACACCAAATCATCAACCGTAAAACCCCGAGCAGAACCCCGAGAACGAGCCACAAACTCCACCGAACCCCAACCCGGACAACCACACTTCTTCTCAAACGTGGCACAATCCGGATGATGCAACACAATAGCCTCCTGACCATTCGTCGCACGAATCGACTTCACCATACGATACAAGTCAGGAAACTGCCGCTCATTCTCAAAAAACGACCTCAACCGCATAAACGCCTTACGAGCCGACTTCAACTCGTGAGCCGTATGCAAAATACGGCGACCCTGAATAGTCGCCTTAAACAACTCCACAACCTCAAGTATAGCGTTCTTGCCATTCTGGCGAGGCACAAACACCCCACACACACCCGAAGCAAGCCTGCCATTGCTACCGACAGCAAGCCAATCATCCAACACCTGCTGCTGCCACGGATCAGGCGTCAACCCATACGCACGACCCAACTCCCCAGCATCACCCCCAGCAGACACCGAATACGCCGCAGCCACCCGGTGACGAGGCACCTGAGACCCAACAACACCAGACACCTAATCAGGCCCCCTTGCGCTTCCTATACCGGTCAATCATCGCCACCGCAGAACCCCCACCACGGCCACCAGACACCACATCAACCGAATACCGATCCAACATACCCATAAAAGCCTTCACATGAGCACGAAGCGAAGCCACCAAATCAGCGCGACCCTCACGCCACACACAATCATGAATCACCGCAGCATCCATGAGAAACAGCCACTCCTCATCAGACACGTACTGCGCACGACTATCCTCACCCCACACACGCCACCAACGACGCGTCTCCCCACACCAATCACGACTATCAGGAAGCTCAGGCTGCACAACACTCACCACCAACACAAAAAGTCGACAAACAGACAAAACCACAAAAGGGAGGTATTTCACTAAGCCGTACGAGGTCTTGCACGGGTGTGCAGGGGGTGGTTCCCGTGGGGGTTGGCTGTTTTTTCACCATGAAACAAGGTTTTTTGTGGTTTGTTGTTGGAATTTGATGTTTGGTTCGCTGCGATTGCCTTTGCTTCTGTTGCATGTTCTGCAGATGATTTGCCCGTTGTCGAGGGTGTTGAGTCCTCCCCTGCTGACGGGTGTGATGTGGTCGGCTTCGGGGCTGGTTGGTAGGTCGTGTGTGTCCCAGGTGATGGTGACTCCGCAGAGTGGGCATTCGGTTTGGCCTTGTTGTTGGGCTTGGGTGATGAGTCGCGCCCGCCAGCGCCGGTGGGCTGATGATGCGGTGCGGTTGGTGTGTGCCATCACGTCCCCTGATCTCCTATGGCCCCTGTGAGCCTCTCATTGCCTCTCTAACAGCCTGAAAGGTGTTGGGGGTATGAATACCTTGCCCTTGCCCTGCTGATCGATCCTAGGGGCCTTTTTGTTCGTTTGAGGGGGTGTTCTGTTTGTGCCGGGGTGTTTGTTTTCTTCTCCTACCCCCTGGGTGTGAAAAAGATCACATCGCCCCCCAGCTGTGTCAAAAGAAGAAGGACACGAAAGAAAAATGGGGGGTGGGTGTTCACGCTTCAAGGCTTGGCGCCTAGCGTTGAAGGACACGGGCTCAGCGGGAACACCTGACAGGTTTTTAAAGTCTTCTACATATAATATGTACTTTAAGTCTTACCTGGTGTTAAGGGTGTTGGCGTGACACGCCGTACGCCTTCAGCCGAACACGCTAAGCCTGAAAGGGGCACGGGTGTAAGAGTGTGGGGAGTGTGCAACCGGGAGCGTGCGACCGGTGGTACACGAGTCACACGGTGAAAAGTCCATCAGCGTTGACGGTAAAGGTTCCTCTTCTCCCCTGATGAAGAAAAGAAGAGAAGAGAGAAAGAACCAAAGAGAGTAGAGAAGTAAAGAAGTTAACCCCTTAGCTCTTCTAAAACTTTTATAACCTATAAGCTTTAAGACTTATAGGTATAATATTAAAGTTTAATACTGATGGTTAACTTTAAGTACTTAAGGTCTTTAAGTCTTAAACACTGATGTTAAGTTTATATCCTTAAGTGCTTAGCCTTTAAGGTTTTATACTTAACTTAGGTGTTAAGGTCTTTATACTGATGCCGAGCCCTTGAGGGGCTCGGTGCTAAGTGTGTAAGCCTTTAAGGTTATTAATTAACTTTAAGTGCTAAGCTCTTAAGTTTACTTAAAGTGTT